GCATGACTCTGGAAAACATTGCACATCAGTTGCAGTACATTGCAGCTGACCCTGTGAACGCAAACATCTGGGCTGGTCGACTGGGTTCCAAAACTCGCATGAGAATTGGTGTGTGCTGGTCAGGCCGCAAGGATTCATGGATACATCAGCACAAGAGCATGCCTGTGGCGAACATGGCTGACTTGATTCGTCGCAATCCTGAACATCAGTGGATCAATTTACAAATGGATGCTACAGATGAAGAAACTGAGATCATCACGGCAGCAGGTGCTGTGTGTTTTCCGGGCACCATACGAAACTTTGCAGACACAGCCGGACTCATGCATCATCTTGATCTGGTGATTTCTGTGGACACTGCCAATGCACACATGGCCGGTGCTCTGGGTCGTCCTGTGTGGATACCACTCAATGCCTATGGTAACTGCTGGCGTTGGCTGACCGGTCGTGAAGATTCGCCCTGGTATCCCAGTGCTAGACTGTTCCGCCAGCCTCGTCAAGGTGACTGGGATTCAGTGGTTGATCGGATGCACAAGTTCCTCAGCTGGTTCAAGATCTAGTCAACAAAAAAGCACCCGAAGGTGCTTTTTTGATTTGGTAAAATACCAATCTCTGATTAAGAGAAAGACAAGTTACTCACCGCGATTTCACCAACATAATCTCCGGCATTGCCGAATGAAGATGCAGTGTTGGTCAATTCGATGAAACCATATCTTGTCATGAATGACACGACTGGTTCGAATGTTGTTGGATCAAGAACAACACCAGAGCTCATCAACGGAATGTATGGGCAGTAGAACGCAGGTGCGTCAGCTTCCGAACTTCCTTTGTAGCCAACCAATACAGGTGTTGAGTCACTTGCGTAACTGTCAACAAACACACGCATTGCGCCGTTCAGAGTACCCACAAACTTGGTGTTTGTAGGTGCTTCGAATGTGCCTTCTGTGGTTCTAGCAAACGCACTAGTTGTAGCTGATTGCAACACTGTGAGTGCAGCAGAGCTAACAACAGCGTAGTTACCTGCGCCACGACGAGTGCGTTGAGCGATCAAGTTGGCCACACGGTTGATCAAAACAGCCAGAGCGGCGTGTTCGTCACCAACGAATGTAGCTGTACCAGATACGGTAGCTTGGTTGTATGTGAACTCAGTAGTGGCCAATGAGCGTAGGCTCAACAAGATTTCCTGGTCAATCTCAGCTGTGATCTCTTGTGCAAGAGCTGCCATGATTTCGGCTTCTACGTCGATACCATGCATAGCTTGTGCGTCTTGAGCAGCTTCAAAAGTCCAACGTGCTTGCAACTTGCGAGTCTTGGCTTCAACAGCCTGCTTCAAGATTTGCACAGAGATCTGACGACCACCACTACCTTCAAGCACTGTTGTGTTAGCACCTGTGTAGATATTCTGTGTTGGATCAACAATACCAGCACTTGTGCTGCTTGCTGAAGAGTAGGCCTGAGCAATTTTGAACGGGCTCAATGCTTCTTCACCAGCTGCTGTGCTTGTGGCAGCAGCAGAATTGTCAGTCATTGTGTTGGCATAACGCACACGCAGAGTGTGAATTTGACCAACAGGGCCAGTCATGGGCTGAACACCCACCAACTCGTTGGCAATAACAGTTGGCATAACACGACGAATAACAGGCAAAATAACACGGTTAAGTGTTGCAATGTTGCCAGAGCCGGTTGAACCAGAACTTGCGTTCTCTTTCAAGTATCTACGTGTATTCTCAAGAATAACGCTCATGCTATTGCGTTTAGAACCATTCAGTCCTTCAAGCAATGCTTCCTTGGTCTCGTCCCAGCGACCTTCCAATAATTGTTGTGACATTTAAGTCTCCTTATTTAAATTACAGCCCTGCCAGGCGCTTGATGGCAATGACATTGCTGTTGTCAGCAGTGTCGTCGTCCGGGCGATGGGCAGTTTTATTACCAGTGACTTCTGAAACATTTTCCACAATCACCTGACGGGCTTTTGCGGATTTGCCTTCAGCTAGCACAGCTGGTAGATACTTTTCAAAAGCGTTCTTGAGTCTAGCTGTTTGAACACTTTCGAGTAAATTACGCATGGTCTCACGTTTCTCTTCGTTGAGAGGAGAAAGTAACTCTTCCAGAGTGTTTTGACGCACATTGGATTCGTTGATCATACGTATTTCACGTTCTTTGGACTCAACCAGGACCTTGGCCCGGCGGCTGAGTTTGATAGCTTCTGACAGTTGTTGTTCTCTTGTGGCGATGGTGTTTTGCAACTTGCGAACTTCGGCTTTCTCATTGAGATGAGTAGCACCAAATTCAGCAGCATACGCTTCAAAAATACGTCGACCAAAATTGTTCTCGCGAGCAACTTTAATGTCTTCGTGCAACTGACCCAGTTCAGTCTTGAGATGTTGACTAACAGCTTGACTCATTTTTTGCGCAGATTCTTTTACAAATCTTGCTTTGAGACCTTGAAGTTGACCACGAGCTTCACGTACCAAGCGGACTTTTGTTTCCACTACATCACGTTTGTCTTGGGTAAATTCTTGGATCTCACGAGCCAGGGCATGCACCATGAAGCTTTCTAGTTTTTCTAGTCCTTCACTGTGCATCTTGCGGTCTTTACGTAACTCTCCAATTTCTTCAGACAATTTTGTTACCATAAAGTTGTTGAACTTGGTGGCATTTTCTTTCATCTTAGACTGGAACTTCACGCGGTCTTCCCGCATTGCCATTTTCTCCTGGGCAAACTCTTCGAGTTCACCAGAGAGTCTATCTGTTAACATATTATCTAAGGCTTCAACCATCACTGTCTTGTCGTGCTCATAGCGTTGCGCAAACTCTTCACGTAGTTCTGCTCTGACCTGTTCACGTGCTTCTGTCAGTTTAGATTCCCAAGCTTCGTTGAGTTCTTGACTGACGTCTTCGTTGATTAGGCCGCTATCTAGCAATGGCTTGATTGCATCTAGCATGCTTTACTCCTTAATTTTGAGATCCCGAATCAGGCGTTTTACTTCCTGTGTCAGGTATCTCTGTACCTTGCTGTCATGCCCTGCTTCTCTGGCAATTTCCAACACTTTATGACCGTACTTCATGTTACGAAGTCCTTCATAAATTGCACGGGGATATGCATTTGGAGCACTAGGCTGAGCAACAATATCTACAGTGACTATTTCAAAGTCACTGACCTGTCCGTTGCCGTCGTTCACGTTGCCGGAACCACGACTCGAAACGCCGAGTTTCACACCCGAATCCAGCATGGTTTTTACCAGCTGGCCCATAGGTGTAGGTAATATTCTTAACTTACCATAACCAGCAGGTCCATCCATCCACATTTTGTCGATGCAATGACTAACTCTGTCAAGATTGATTTTCAAATCTTCTGGGTGATCTACTTCACCCAGTACAGAGTAGCCTTCATGCACTTGTTTGTTGACAGATTCAACTGCTCTAGAAATTTCTTGTACAGGATACACACGTTCGTTGGCGTTGCGAACTCCGCCTTCGATGCATACCCCTTCCATGTACAGGGTTTTACCTTCATCTTCGACCAAGACGCGAATCTTGGCCTGATTGAAGTTGAGATGTTCCTGTAAGTAACGCATTGTCAATTAGCCTCTACGTCCACCGGGCAATGGGCTCTTGGTGTTTACACCAGTAGCTTGTGCTGTGTGCGGCTTGGTAGCTGCTTTGGGAGACTGAGTAGACTGGCTTGGGCTGTTGCCAACTTTACCAATCATGTCTTTGGCTGTAGGAGCTGTGCGACCTTGTGCAGTGTCACCAGTCATACGCACAGGCTTGCTGGCCATACCAGCTGCACCACTGTTGAACGCAACAGGTCCTGATTTGCCGTTGCCTTCTTCTTGAGTGGTTGTTTTAGGATGAACTTGCTTGAGGGTGATGTTTTCCATCATGCCTTCAGTTTCGTATTCATCGTCGTCCATGGCACCCATGTCGTCGGAACCCATCATGTCAGCTGCATCGCCGTCTTGACCACCCATCATGTTTTCAAACTCAGCCATCAACTGGTCCAGTTTGTCTTCGAGATTCATGACATCGTCTTTGCTAGCAGGCTCGTCTCCGCCCATATCGCTGCCCATGTCGTCTCCGCCCATGTCGCTATCCATGTCGTCTCCGCCCATGTCCATTTCTTCGTCGTCTTCACCTTCTTGCATGCCCGATTCTTCAGCTTCAACATCGTCGATTAGGTCGGCAGTTTGGCTTCCGCCCATGTCGTGACCTTCGTCCATGTCTGTGTCAACTTCGTCGGGTGTCAGACCCATGGCGTTTTCGCCTTCGTCAAGATCTTCCTCTTGCATGAGATTTTCATAAATCTGGCGGCTCTTTTCCACAACGATTTGGTGGAAAAGTTCTTTGGCTTTGGCGTCTTCATCATTGATGACATATTCGATCAGTTGTTCGAAACGATTTTTACTCATTTAAATAGCTCCTGTTAAGATATTCGGTAATTTTGCCACCCGGCAAAATGTATACCTATATTTACAATCTTGGAGAAAAATGTGCTGTTTATGACAGTTTTTTTGTCAATTAAGACAGCTATATTACGCTGGAGGAGCAGCAGGAGGTGCGTATTGAGTTCTGATGTCTTTGAGCTTCTCATTGTACTCAAAGGTTCGGGTGTCATTCATTTTTCGCAGTTTGTTCAACTGTTTAAGAGTGAGCTTGGTTTTTCTAAGTTGCCCAATATGAGGTTGGGTGTTGTCTGCTGCAACATCCTGATAGGCAGCAGGCGACTTGTGGTAAAGCTCATTGAGAATCATACAGATATTTATGCTGCTGGCGCAACTGCTGCGCCTGCACCTGGAGGCTGTGCTGCTGGAGTGGTGCCAATGGTGCCACCTGGTGCTGCTGCACCCTCTGCACCTTGCGGTGTGATGTTGGCCATTTCTTGCCCCATGGCAACGTCACTTTCAATGCCTGCTGGGGTAATACCCACTGCACGTAGATCTTGACCACCTGTGGTTTCCAGTTCAGGTGTGGCACGTTCTTCTTTCCACATCTTGTCATTTTTCTGTATCTCGTCCTGTGACAAGCCCAGAAAGCGTTCCAGCATGAATCTCTTGCTCATGTAGGGCAAGGGTTCCAGACTGGCAAATGCTGTGATTCTTGTGTTGTCCAGTTCGCTTTGACGATAGCTGGCAAAGTTCTGCGGCGGATTAAACTTGATCTGGAACAGGCCAGCATCAATATTGAAGCCTCTCCAGCGCATGAACATCTTGAATTCATCATCCAGTTTCTGCATGATCAAGGCCTGTAGTCGCTCGCAATACTGGTTGAATCTGTATTCTTGTATCAGGGCAGTGCCTATTTTGCCGTCTTGCATGGTGCGATCTGAGTCGTCTGGACCAGTGGGTAGATAGCTGGAGGGCACACGCAGACCACGGGCCATCTTGTTGTTGAAGTATTTTAAATCGTCAATTTCGCCAAGATTTTGTCCTCCGGGCAGAGTATCTACGCTGCTTCCGCGACCGTTTTCTCCCACCGGAAAGAAGAAATCTTCGTTGATACTCAGCGGATTATAGCTGCTATCCATGATGTTTTGACCACCACCACCGTATGTGGGAATACGTCGTTGATGCATTTCATTCTTCACACGTTCCACAAAGCTCATGGCCATGTGGCTGGGCATGTTGCCCACGTCAATCTTGAACACTCGTCGTTCGGGCGCACGTTGCACACGATAGATCAACATGGCGTCTTCTAGCAGTTCTTTCTGCTTGAATACCTTGAAGATGTTTTCCAGAATTGATTTACCAAAAGGCCAGAACACATCCAGGCCTTCGTTTAGGCTCATGTGCACCACGTGCTTGGCATCAATACAGGTTTCGTTTACAGCACGGCTAAATCTAGAAGCACCACTCAGTGCCGAGTTTGGTGCTGTGTAACCACCGCCTTGCATGGCAGGACCACCTGATCCACCGCCGCCTGACGACGGATTGACCATGAAGTCTGTGGTGGTTTTGGCTGCCACAGTCAGGTTCTGGAAGTTGGGATTGATGTCACGAATAATGTACTGTTCAGGCCGCTTGCCTTCATTTTCGTTCACAATCACACGCACCACCTTGCTCATGTCCACCCACATCATTTCAAATGTTTCTGGGTCACGCACAAACACCTGATCACCGTACTTGAGTGTGTTGCGGAACAGTTTGAAGATACGTTGATCCAGTCGGTTGAGCTTGACCCACTGTTGTAACTGCTTGCGAATAATTTCTATTTCGTGATCTGTGGGATCATCGTTGTAGGTCACTTCAAACGGAGTGTCGTTTTGTTCATTCAGCTGTGTACTGAACTCAGAGATAATGTCTAAACATGCATTGACTTCTGAATCCGAATCCATGTTTTCGTACTGATTGTAACGTTCAATACGATTGGGATGGCCCGAATACACTTCAGGCAGTCGGCTGGCATAGTTGCGGAAGCTGAAATCAGTTTCCGAAGAATTGGTGTTACGGCCATCATTTTTGGGATAGCCCGGCAGGCCCTGTTCCTTGTTGCCAGAGATAGGGCTCATCTGTCCAGAAAGATCAGCGACTTTGAAATACTTACGCCATGTCATTTAGAAATCCATTCTTGATTGCATCACACGTTGAATCACAACGTAGTGTATTATTTACCGCTATTGTCTTGCAGCCTGAAGTAACTTGCCATTCTGGGACAGGCTCTTTCTGCTGAGGTCAATCAGCTCTTCTAGGCTGGCCTGTTGTGATCTGTTGCTTTGTAACAGTTCATTCAGGCTGGTGGTCAAAATACCCGCATCAGTGGTAGTGGCTGACGATGCTGGTGCAGTTGCGGGGCCAGTAGGAGTAGTATCACCCACAGAGCTCGGCAATGTAGAGTTAGGCCCTGTGTACTGACCGTTTCCTAGTTTGTTTTTTTCAATTATGTTGGCCATAACAGAACTCAGACTGAATTGTGTTGTTGCTGGTGTAGCTGCTTGCACAGGTGCTGATGTTGCTAGTCCAGCAGTTTCTGCTGCTGATTGATTGGCTCTTTGAGATTTGTCAAGTATTTTTGCCATGACCCCAGGATCAGCTCCTTCTCGAGCAAGTTTTGCTGGATCATTGAGTTGTTCAAACGATTTTATGTACCCCGACAACATATCTGCTGGTTTATTGAATTTGTTAATTGTTCCTTGATTTTGTTTGATTATTTCTGGATCAATTATGTTGCCTTGTGAGCCAACTCCTGGTGCAGTGCTACCGCGGCCGGGAGTATTTCTTATTCCGGTTTTGTCTCCTGTGCCGGGCAATCTTGTTACACCTGCTTGCAGAACACTGGTAAATTTTTCCAGAGCAATAGTTGCTGGACGGACCCCAACTTGTACCATGCTGTTCATGCCACGAGTAATTTCTGCTTGGCTTTGACGTATGGACACTTGATTGGCTACTGAAGCTTCAGTCTGTGTGGTCATCTTTTTTTGTTCAGCTTCTGCAGCAGCTCGTCTTTCTTCAGCAGTACCCTTGAGATTTTCAGCTGCTATCATTTCACTAACCGGCAATAGTATAGTATTGCCAGCTGCTTTGATAGTTCCACCAAACTGATCCATTCCCCGTTTGGCTCCGTCTTTGAGCAAGTCCATGGTTTGATTGGCACTAGTTCCCATGCCCTTGGCTGCTTCATTATAGGCCTCCGGCGCAGTCATCATGAGTTTGCGGCCTTCTTCGGTTGTGGCTCCAAAGCCAGCAAACGTTGCCATGAATCCTTTTCTGGTTTCACCAGATGTTTGTTTTAATATCTTGTCTTCTTCAGCCAGCTGTTTGGCTGCTGCTAGCCCTTCTTCGCCGCCGCGTTGTACTGCTTGTTGTAACTCTCTCTGATGTATAGCATAACGCTCGTTGTTTATTCTTTCTTCTTGCTCTTTTTGCATAGACTCTGCTGATTTACCAGTGAGCTTGGTCATTATGTCCATCTCTCTGATATATGCAGCGGCACCTGCTGTTAATTCTGCATTGGTTTTTCCTTGAGCTGCACCTGCTTGAGTTTGAACTCTTAAATATCCAGCCATGCCTTTGTTGATGCTGTCAACACTCATGCCCAGGCGTTCAAATTCAGTTTGAATACCCGATCGTTGAATTCCTTCGGCTACCCCTGCAAACTGGTTGACACCTTGCTGCACTGTGCCGCCAAATGCAGCAAGACTTTCTGAACTTTGTGCTAACAGTGCGCCAAATTTGGGTAGCTCTTCTATGCTGTACCCAAATTTCTGCATGTTGTCAAATACACCTTGCATACCGGAACTTCCGGCAGCACCTATTGTGCTGATATCTTGATAACTCTTGAACAGCGCATCACTTTGTTTGAAGATGGCTGTGGTTACTCCACCTGTTGCTGTGGCCAATCCCCCAAGAATTTTGCCAGCAGTACCGGACTCGCCTGTTAGAGTGCCTAATGCTTTTGCTCCAGCACTGACCATACCACTGTATGCATCCATTCCTTGAGCACCAGCATTCATGGAACCTATAAAATTACCCATGCCCCCGACCACGGTGCCGGCTGCACTGTTGACGTTGCCAAAGGATTTGCTGACTTTGTCAGATTTTCCTGTAAGACTGTCAATAGCACCATTGGCTTTGGCAAGGCTATCTGTTAGTTCTGCAATTTTTTGTGCTGCTGCTGCTTCATCCATAGCCATAGTATATCCTTGTAATTTTATCTCGAGGAGATTTTGTCATAATTATATTTATCGAGGAAACTTATGCTACCAAACAACCCTTTAACCCAGTATTTTCGCCAACCTGCTATCTACATCCGATTGCCGTCGGGTGGAAAATTCTATCCGCCAGGAACCCTGCAGATGCCGCCCAACAGTGAATTACCAGTGTTGCCCATGACCAGTGTGGATGAAATCACCTATCGTACTCCAGATGCCTTGTTCAACGGTACTGCCACAGTCAACGTGATCAAGAGCTGTGTTCCCAGTATCCGTGATCCCTGGGTCATGCCCAGCACAGACATTGATGCAGTGCTGGTGGGCATTAGAATTGCCAGTTACGGACACGAAATGGAAATTGGAACCACTTGTCCAGCCTGCAACGAAGCAGATGAAATTTCTGTGGATCTTAGACGAGTCAACGACATGATAAGTGTTGGCAACTATGACCAAGTGTTAAACATGGGTGATCTAGAAATCTACTTCAAGCCCATAACTTATCGTACTGTGAATCTAAACAATCAAGTGCAACTGGAACAGCAACAGGCCATGCAGTTGATCAACAGCGATGTTGATGACAAAATCAAACTTGAACAGCTAAACAAAAGCATGGCAGTGATCAATGATACCACGCTGAACACAGTTGCACAAAGTATTGCTGCAATCAAAACGCCGCAGGCCATGGTAACAGAAACTGAGTTTATTGTGGATTTTTTACGCAACTGTGACAGCAAAAAATTCAATCAGCTGAGAGATCATGTGATTGGTCTCAAACAGGCCAGCGAAGTAAAACCTCTGGA